CTTCCTTTGCTTTTGCTTTGTGATAAATACGCCGAGAAACACTCGCCTTAAAAATACGGTCGATGTCTTCCGGAGAATATTTTATGATTTCGTGTCCCATTGAAAATCCTTTCCTAATGATGAATAAAAACAGGGACGGCGACAGCATGTGTCTTGTCTCTGTTTTCATATTTCCACAATAAAAACTCACATTCTTTGGTCTTGTGCTCTTGCATGTAGCAAGCTTTTACCGCTCTGTCTTGTTGGATGTCGTTATGTATACAAAGCCCTAACAAAAGTATAAAAGCAGTAATAAATAAGCCGACAAGCCAGCCTATGAAATTATCAAATTTAGTCATCGATACTTCCTTTCACTTCCCAAAAGGCAACAATAACAACTATTATGTAAACAAGCAGGATGCCCCATATCGGGCAAGTAACAGCCCACCAGCTCCAGCTGATAACACCCAAGAGCTTAAGAACAATAAAAATAACGCCTAATGTTTCACATATTCCCATTGTCTTTTTCTCCTTCGTAGCAATCTGAAATATCGATGTTTTGTTCGGCACAATATCCGGCGATAGCGTCAACGCGCCACGCTGGGATGATTGTTTTCCATGAATAGGCTGTTGATAAAGATATTTTCAACGCCTTTGCCAGTTTGTAAAAACTGATTTTTTTCTTTAATTTTTCGGGGTTTAGTGTCATTTTTTGTATTTCTCCTTTCCGGTAGTTAAAAATAACATATCTATATATAACGATAAACGATATATAATGTCAAGAGAAAATATCACGTTTTTTGATATATATTTAAATATTGATTTTTTTTATTCATTGTGTTACGATTTTCGTATGATGGAAGAAGATAAGAAAATACATTGGCTGACACGCCGTTTAGAAGAGTTAGGAAAGAGCAAAAGGCAACTTGCTCTCGCTTTAGGTGTGCAGCCCGTCCGTATGAATGACCTCGAAAAGGGGTTGTGGAAATTCCAAGCATCGCACATCCGGAAGGCTGCTGAATATCTTGAATTTGACCGCACGGCCTTTTTAGATTTTTTAGCTGGGGATATTACAGAAGATGAGTTGTGGAATTTCAAACCGCCTGTTAAAATCTCGGAGGAAGATTTAAAACTATTGAATGCCGTCAAATCAATCGCTTCGCATCCAGCACGCGAAGAAACGACGCCGGCTTTTGAGAATACTTCTCAATCGCCAGCGATACCGGCAAAAGATAATGGGAGACAAAGATGATTGATATTCTGCTCGCATTTTGGGATGTTTTATGGAAGGTTGCTGCGCTTTTGGTTTTCCTTGAGCTGCTGCGCCATGCTTATAAAAATAGAAGCCGTATATTTAATAAAAAAGCAAAAGAGATGCTGTTTTCTTTTTTTATATACTTTGTTTTTCTCGGCGTTGTCGCGGCCGGTATATATATAATAAATAAAGATAAGCCTTCTCCGGAAATGCGTGACCTTCTCGAGCCGCGCAATATAGCAGCAGAGAAAAAGTTTGACGTCTGCTGGGAACATAAACCGGATGCTGAAGATAGATTGTCTCGCGAGTTTATCGCTTTTCAAGAAGATTATAAAAAGCTCGGCTGTCCGGAGTTTATGCTATATCTTGATGATTGCGACGCTGATTGCCGCCGCAAATCCGTAGGCATAATCCGCCGCTCTTTCTTCGCCGGCAAAGAATAATCCACAGATAAAAGTTTCAATCCCTCGTTAATGAGGGATTTTTTTTGTGTCCGTTTATCGGATTTTGTGATATTTTATCAACATTTATTTTCATTAAATTTCAACGCTTTATAAAAAAGTCAAAAAAATATATCGTTTTTTGATACATTTTATATTGACATATAACGAAATACGATATATAAATATATCATAAATCGTTATCAAAGGAGATATAAATGATTGAAGTTGAAGTATTTAATGCCATAACCGGCGAGACGCGCGAAGGCACGTTCTTTGAAGACGCCGGTCATATTTATCAAAAGTTTCCGACGGGATTGGTGGAGTTAGAGCCGCGCTGGATGGCTGCTAACAATTTGAATGTTCAAGCCACTTATGAAAACCGCAAAGCGCAACACGAACAAGGAGCGAGCCATGACTGAAGAACAAAAAGAGCGCTACGCCGCAGCAATGGAAATTCTCTTAAATAAGATTGAAGACCATATCGAAGGAAAAATTCCGGATTGGCTCAATGAAAATCCGTATTGGGAAATTGACGGGGACAATGGCCTTCCGGAACGCTGCCCTCGCACAACAGCAGCAGACGCACGCGAGAGCTTAACCGATGACTTTATCGTGCAAGGCGACAACATCGAGCCTTATATGTTCGACTTTTTTCAATTCTGCATCGGCGAAATATACAACGTCGCAATGGATAAAGACAATCCGTATCGTGCAGCTTATGCCAAAAAGGCGCAGAAGGCCGCTCCGGTCTTAACGCCTTACGAGCAGACAGTCGTCCGCACAAATCAATTATGCGCAAACATTTTCAACGACATTATGGGAGCAAACAATGAAAAACACTCTTAAAGGATTTTTATTCGGCTTCATTGGCACGTTGTCGCTTATCGCAGCCGTTCACAACTACACTCAATATTGCATTCACTTTGACAATGCAATGAGACTTGCCGCTCAAATAGATGCTTACGGCAGATATTACGAGCAAAACCTCGCTAACAAACATTTTTAAGGGAGAAAATCTTATGGAAGAAAATCAAAACGAAATCATAACAGTCAATCCGGTAATCAGTCAAGTTGATACAACGGACGATATTCTCGCGGTGGCAAACCGCCGTATCGCGCAGCTGGATAAAATCATCACGTTATCCATTAGCCGAACGAATGAAAACGACTGGGTTGACCAGCAAGGCAAGCCTTATATGACTTGCTCCGGAGCAGAAAAAATCGCACGTCTTTTCGGCGTATGCTGGAAGAATGTTGTAACAGAGAAAATCTTTTCTTCAGACGAAACCGGACAATTTTATTTTTACGAGTGCAAGGGCATTTTCACATTCGGACAAGATAACATCACGGCCGTAGGAACTTGCAGCCAAAAAGACCAGTTCTTCGCCAAGTCCGGCGGCACAGCGAAACCACTTTCGGAAATCGACGAGACAAACATCCGAAAGGCGGCTTATTCAAATATGATTGTCAACGGTGTTACGCGTATTTTAGGCATCCGCAATCTGACATGGGAACAAGTCCGCGCCGGCGGTGTTGACCAGAACAAAGCCGCAAAGGTTACTTATGCAAAAGGCGGTAACGGCGGCGGAAAAATATCTGAAGCGCAAGCAAAGCGTTTCTTTGCAATCTGTAAAGAAGCCGGAAAGACCGAAGCGCAAATAAAGAGTTATCTTTCGGAAAACTATCATATTGAAAGCTCAAAAGACATCAAAACTTCAGATTATGAAACAGTTTGTAAATGGGCTGAAGGGAGTGAATAATGCCATACGCTTATGCTACATACGAAGATGCTGCGTCGCTGGCCGACCACATTGTCGCCCGCCGCAATGATTATCTTTCAAAGAAAATAAGTCGCTATCCGAAGAGAGCTTTCACTTGCTCCGACATCCACGAATGCGACCGCTATATGCTGCATTCTGTTCTTGATTGGGACAAGCGCGAGCTTCACGACGTCGGGCTGCAAGCAATCTTTGACGCCGGAAACAAAGAAGAAGAAAACGTCAAGCAGCGCATCGGCTACGAGTTAGGACTTGAGTTTGTCGAAACACAATCGCCGTTTGAAATTAAGAACAATCTCGGAGAGGTTATCGCTTCCGGAAAGATTGACGGCAAGATTTTATGGAACGGCAAAGCTGTTCCGGTGGAGATTAAATCGATGAACGAGAACTCGTTTAATATGATTAACTCGCTGGATGACTTCAAGAAAAAGCCGCTTTATCGTAAATATCTGCGTCAGATGCAGCTTTATCTTTACGGAAACAACCAAGAAGCCGGATTGTTTATCATTTCCAACTTCCGGACCGAGAAAATTATCCTCGTTACGCTCGATTATGGCGAGTGCGAATATATCATCTCACGCCTTGAGCGCCTTTGGGAGATGAAGAAAGCGGGAAAATATCCGGAGCCGGAATATAAGCCGGAGCTTTGCGACCGCTGCCCGTTCTCTTCGTTGTGTTTGACCGACGTTGATAATAAACCGGCAGACTTCATCAACAACGAAGCTCTTGAAGAAATGCTTGAACGTCGCGAGCAGCTCGCTGCATCCAAAAAAGAATATGAGGATATAGACGAGCAAGTCAAAGCAACGTTTAAGGAAGTCCCGCACGCTTTCGTCGGCACTCGCTTTGAGATTATCAATAAGCAGTTCACGAAAAAGTCTTATGACACGAAGGCGATGCCGGACGAAGTGAAAAAGCCGTATGAACGCGAAACGGCTTATAACAGAATAACCATCAAAAGAATAGGAGACTAAACTATGCCAACAGAAATCGGCGGCGTTGACGCCACAAAATTAAGAAGCCTTATAGAGCGCATCGAACGCTTGGAAGAAGAACGCGGCGATATATCTCGCGACATCCGCGATATTTTCGCCGAAGCAAAATCCATCGGATTTGACGTCAAGACCATGCGCACAATTTTGAAAATCCGTAAAATGGATGCAGCAGACCGCGAAGAGCGAGAGTTCTTGCTCAACGCGTATAAGAACGCACTTTCTTTGTGAGGTAGAAATGAGGACAATCAAGACCGAAAATACCAAGATAGAAATTGAGCTCGTCAGTTTTGCTGAAGCCGGAGATACTCATATCATCGTCCGGACAGAAGGAAACAATCCGATTGTCCTCGTCCTTCCGGCTTCAATCGTTAAGTCAAAATTCACGGATGCAGCTTTCGTCCGCTGCATCACGGATTTTTTCATAAAGGATAAGTAATGGTAACAATCACGGAACAAATCAAAGGCGTCCGGCGCGAGATAGACTATCGCAAGAGGTTATATCCGCGCTGGGTAGCCGACGGCAAAATGACGCAACTTGAAGCTAATTATCAGATTGAGCTTATGGAATACGTCTTGAACACACTTCAAGCCGTCCTTAACTTCGAGCGCGACTTCATCGCCAAAAATCAGAAACTTTTTCAATAGGTGGAAAATGGAATTGTATTCAAGAAAAATGCGCCGCGCACAAGCGGCCTTCGTCCGGCAGAGATACACAGACGAGCTGCGGGAAATACCCTTCAGCGAATGTCCGGCGAACACAGACCCGAACAGAATTAAAGTCTTTGCTTCTCGCAAATACCTTGTGCAGATATTCAAAGAAGACTACGGCTTCAGATTATCAATCAACCGCACGACAATATCTTCTTCCGGATGGAAAGAGAATTTAACATGGGACGAGCTGCAAGACATAAAAAACGCCGTCGGCTTTTCTGACGCTTGGGCGGTGGAATATTATCCGCCAAAAGATAAAGTCGTCAACGTCGCAAACATCCGGCATTTGTGGATATATCCGGAGACGCCAAAATCCGGCTGGAATAGAGGAGACAATCATGCACAATAGATTTAGGTTTAGAGTATGGGACTACAAACAAGAGAAGTATTTAGGCGTCAATGATGTTTCTAACGCAGAGATAGATGTTAGTTTTGAAGTGTGTCAAAAAGATTTGCGGTTAAGTTGCGGCAAAGCGTATTCTATCGAGCAATGCACCGGCTTAGAGGATAAGAACGGCGAGCTTATTTATGAAAACGATATTGTCGAACTTGACGACGGCGTTGAGCCGGTAAACGCAGTCATCGAATGGGATGAAGACGCTGGCTGCTGGGCGATAGTAACCGAAGAAAGTACAATTTATACTTTTGATAATCTATACGGAAATGAGCTCGAAGTTGTAGGCAATAAAAAAGAAAATAAGGATTTATTAAGATGGTAGAAAATAGAGACACTATAAACCAGCGAGCCCGTAAACATTTTGCTGATTTAGGACTGACATATAAAGACATAGGGTCTAAAGAGTTTTTCGGTCTTGTAAAACTTTTGGATGAGATACTTCCAAAGAATGAATTTACTTATTTCGAAATGAAGGTGTCAAAGTTTCCAAAAGGCAATGCTCCAAAAATTGAGCTTGATAATGACGGAAGCATTAAATCAGCATTCATACGTTGCGATGGACCATACTTCAAAGGGAGAGAAGCAATTTCTTTTAATAGAGACGGCTTTATAGGTTTTGCCGGATGGGCTGACACAAACAACACAAGGCCGTTTACAGAAACTTTCATAAAATGGTGCGACAACATCGCAAAAATAAAGGAAACAATGCAATGACGCCAAGAGAAAGAAAAGCATTGATGCGCGTTATATTTTATTTAATCGGCTGCTTATCGTATATCGCGGGCGGAAGCGTTCCGGATGACATAGGCAAAGAACTTAAAATTTTAGAAAAAGGAGAAGACAATGCCAAAACTGGACGATGTGCTAAAAGCAAAAAATCTTGAGTTTGTCGGTTATTGGGACGCGACATTCTTCACAAACAACAGCAACGGCGGCGGCCTTATCGTCAAAGACAAATCCGGAAAAACGCAATGCTTAACATGGCACGAAATAAGGAAACTTCAGAATGAATCAAAATTTAAACTTGAACTATTACGAAAAGCGCAGTAACATAGCGACCACATTATCGAAGAAAATCAAAGCTCTGTCTAAAAGACCGATGACAAAAGGCGAGATTGAGCTGGCAACGCGCAACTTCATGGAGACAATGAATTGCCTTGCCAAAATGAATGAAAGGTTATTGCGTGAAGGCTGTCATATTGACAAGAGTATCGACGAAGGAGCAAGAGGAAGGACACAGCTTGCCCGCCCAAAATACGCGCCTGTCAGAATATGCTAAACGCAAGGGCTTTGAAGTCATAAAGACTTTTCAGATTATCGAGTCGTCAACGCGCGGCAAGCGCAAAGAGTTTATGCAGATGATTGACTTCTGCAAGAGCCAAACAGAAACAATCGCCATCATTGCCGACGCCGTTGACCGCATCCAGCGCAGCTTCAAAGAATCCGTTATGCTTGACGACCTTATCCGACAGGATAAAATCGAGCTGCACTTTTACCGTGAAGGGATGGTTATAGGCAAACGCTCATCATCTACCGACATAATGCGCTGGGATTTTTCCGTCATGGGAGCGAAGGCTTATGTGCTGCAACTGGCCGAAAATGTCAAACGCTCGATTGACTATAAACAAAAGAACGGAGAATTTGCCGGAGCAGCGCCAACCGGATATGAAAACTTTATCGATGAGAACGGCAAGCATAGCATCCGGCCAAAAGAGCCGGACGCGACAAAAGTCCGGTTATTGTTTGAGAAGTTTTCTCTCGGCGGCGTTTCAATCCACCAATTAGCGAAATATGCCGATGCGCTGCAGCTGCGTTCACGCACCGGACACAAAATCACAAATACATCTATGACCTATATGCTCGACAATCCTTTTTATTATGGCGAGATGATAACAAAAGGACGGCTGCAAAAGCATATTTACGAGCCAATCATCACAAAGGAACTATGGGAGCAATGCCAAGAGCAGCGCAAAAAAGGCGCTGCAAAGCCGTTCAAACACGGGGAAATACCTTTCCTATATCGTGGCTTAATTACCTGCTTAAACAGCGGGAAAACGTGCGCGCAAGAGATAAAGAAGAAAAAGTTTTATTATCTCGTATGCTATAAGGCCGACGGGACGCGCTTATATGTTCCGGAGAATGATATTACGGAGCAAATTTCTTATATTCTTCATGGGATTTATCTTCCGGAAGAGATGATTGAAGCCTGCAAAGAGCATCTGAAGAGTTCAAAAGATGCGGAGATGCACTATAAAAACGCCGAAATCGGACGGCTGCAAGCGGAAACAACAAAGGCGCGGCAAAGATTAAGCCGGTTGTTTGATTTGCGGCTGGACGGGGAAATAAGCAAAGAAGACTACGAAGATAAAAGAGCGCAGCTTCAGCTTGAAATTGACCGCGCAGAAGCAACAATAAAAGCGCACGATAAGTCGGATAATATATTCGATGAAACGCTTATCGGCTTGTTTGATATAGCAAGCAAGGCGTGGGACGTGTTCGACAACAGTCCGGATATAGAGCAGAAGCGTTTGTTGATGAGATTTGTTTTTGAAAAGCTAAATATAAATGAAGGCACAATATACTATAAGCTGCGCTTTCCGTTCTCTGAATTAGAGTTCGTATCCAGCAAAGGTTTAAATGAAAAAGGCGGCAACAGTTCGGGAAAATCGAATCTCTCCGAACCCTTATCAGATAAGGCTTTCAGCCAAAAAATAGGCGATTTAAAATCTGTGGAAAATAACCCAATTCGAACCGCAAAAAATCAAGAAAAAACAAAGGCTTACGACGCAAAATCGCAAGCCTGTTCAAATTGGCTGCCCAATTCGTCCAATGTTCGAACTGGACAAGTGTTTGATATTAGCGTCTTTTTAGCAAGACGCCAAGAAATTATTGCGCTGCGAGAGCCGCTGCGTTTGGTAAAGGAAGCAATCGCTGCGTAGCTTTGCTTTCGCAGAAGCAAACGCGAGAATAAAATTCCGACTTCTTCCCTTTGTTAAATTCAGAGACGGGGCGGTGGTAGCCCATGACGCGCGTCCATATTTCGCAAGGCTGCCGCTCGCTGTCTTTTAGTTCTATATCTGCTGTTGTCATAATGTATTCCCCTTGTTAAAATCAATCATCGTTTGCAGTTTATTGACGCTTAATTCTTTCTTGCGAACGTCGCGCAAATAATCCTCAAGGCCTTTGTTTATGATATACTTAACCTTGTGCAGCGGATGCTTTTCCTTCAGCTCTTGGAAGGTTTCAATCAATGTCTTGCCTTCATAGAACTTATGAAAAGGCTTTCCGTCTGAAAAAATCATGTGCGCCCATACGCCGTCAACCCTCAATAAGAAGGCGTGCGGCTGGTATTTCTTGTCAAGATAGCGTCTCCGCTCGGCGTCCCGTTCTTGTTCTGCGGCGGAATAGTCCGAAAACTCAAGTCTTAACTGCTTCATTGTTTCTTCTCCGGAAAAGGGGGATTGCTCCCCCTTGCATTATTTCTTCAGCTTCTCCGCATCTGCCTTTGTGAAAGCAGTCGAAAAGAAGTCAGCAACCTTGACAACCTTTCCGAGAACGTCATCGTCCTTTGTTGTCGGTGTTATCTTAACAAGTGCCGTGCAGAAAGCGACGACGCCGCCATAAACAGCAAGCACATTGTCCCAGTTTGCCAATATCCAAGCAATCATTTTCTTATCCTTTCATGATAGCGGCGAGAGTTTCAGAGCGCTCTCCAACTTGTCTCGCCCACAAGCTGTCAAGCATTTCCTTTGAAGCTGCTTCGTAGTCTTTACGAGCACAAGCAGCGAGCATCTTCTTAAAGGTCTTCAGACGGTCTAACCCCATATTAAAATCAAGCTCGACAATAACGTCTTGCCGAGTTTGGTCGATGTCCTTAAACCAAGAGAAAGCGCGTTCACATTCGGCGCGGCAGCGTTTCACATCTTCGGTCAACAAAAAAAGGGCTTCTGCCTTTGTTATTCCGTTGTCTTGAATGTTTCTTCCGTAGCCGATTGTCAGCTTTCCTGCAGGGCAACGATAAGGTTTGCTTCTGAAGCCTTCATGCTTTTTCAATCGTTCAATTAAAGTCATCACTTCTTAATCTCCTCAATAACAAGGTTTCTCAAGTCATCAAGCTTGCTTTCTATGCGCAAGATGTCTTCCTTCAGAGCGTATTTTTGAGCGTATGAGACGTTATCGCGAGCGACTTCAATCTTAAAGTTTTCTAAATCTCTGCGTATCTCCCCGACCTTATAAAGCAACCATCCAAAAGCAGGGACGCAGATGATTTCCAAAAATTGCAGCCAATCCATTATTTCAGTCTCCGGTTATGATGTCGTTATAATCAGCCAGCGAGAGAAAACCATTCTCCACGCTTGCCGACAATTCTTTACCCGTGATTTGACCGGTTATGTAAAGCCGCTTAATACTCTCGGTTAGCTTTACGCCCGCCGCTCCGGTTATCATTTCCAGAACAAACGCGTCAATAATGTTATTCGTCGTCTTCTGCATCAGGAAGCTGCTCCCGCAACTCGTCGATTTCTTCGCGGCGTTGCTGCGCTATTGCTTCTCTTGCTTCATACTTTTCGTATTCCGGCATAGATAAGTCCGGAAATTTCTCTTTTAATTTTGCCGCGCACTCCATCGCAACTTTACAACGGGCATAATCAAGAGCTTTGAGCTCTTGTTCGCAAGCATTGATGCGAGATTCAATTTCAGATTTTTTAACCATGGTATAATCCTTTCAATAAAAGGCGGCGCATATTAAACACAGTCAGACGGGCATCGCGCCGCTTCATACTACCCGCCCAACTTTCAAAAGATTGCATGATGTTTTCGGCCGACATTTCGCCCGCTTCATACAATCTTAATTGCTTCTTGAGTTTCCGCCGCTCGCGCACAATAGCTTTGCGGCAAGGCTTCTTGATAATCTTTCCGGATGCGGTCAAATAGAATTTTGTTTGCAGCCATTTAAGGCCGTCCCGTAGCCGTATAATCTTTGTTTTCTTTGGCGACAGCGTTATCTTTAATTTGTCGCACCATTTTCTTATCTTCTCTAAAATTGCCGCAAGCACGGCCTTTGAGCGAGCAATAACGTAGCTGTCATCCATATATCGTCCATAATAAATCTTTGCCGGAGATGTTTCCGTTATGACGTGGTCGATTTTGTTCGGGTATCGGATAGCGTGCAGCTGGCTTGTCTCGCTGCCAAGCCCCAGCCCGATGTCGCCGTATGCGTCAATAAAGTCATCTATCAGCTTCAAAATGCGTTTATCCACAACCTCGCAGCGACTTATTTTCTTTGCGACGTCGTGATTGATGTTGTCAAAATATCCCTTAAAATCCATACTTAAGGCGTAGCCGTCCGCTCCATATTGCCGGTAATAACGGCGCAGAAAAACTGTCAATCTGTCTTGAGCGAACTTCGTCCCTTTATATTTCCGGCTCGCTGCGTTGTCATAGATAAGACTATGTTCGAAGGCCGGATATAAAACATATCTGCATAAGGCCTTTTGCGCCACGCGCTCGTAAAATTTGACGGCCGATATATGCCGCTTCTTTCCTCGTTCAAAGATATAGAACTTTGAAAATCCTTTCCGGACATCCTTTCCGGCTTTCATATCACGATAGAGTTTCTCCGTCATAAGCAGCTGGTGGATGCTCCAATGTTGCACGCTTGCCTTCCACATTACGCGCTTCTTGGCTTCGTCTGCCGCAGCGAAGAGATTGTTTCTGTTGCAGACAATATCAAAATTGTCGTATGTCTTGCGATATTCTTCGCGTCGCGCCAGCCGACGAGCTTTTCTTTTCTCATATCTTAAACTTCTTCGCGTCATTTCTTCAGCTTCCTTTTAAGCCTTGCAAGGCGTTAGGCGGATTTATACCTCATAATTGCGCCGGCTTAGATAAGCGTTCCGCCGCGGTTAGCTTAAATGCAACTCCATAAAAGGGGCGTATCGCCGGTCATCGTCAAGGCTCATATTTGCGTAAATTACGCAAGGTTTAATACTCCTTTCATTTTTGTTTGGCATTGTGTTCGCCGTTTCCGGTTAATAAGACGAGCCATAAAAGAAATCAGGCGAGCGCCCGAATGTTAGTGTTAGAAGTCCCATTGTTGTTCGCATTGCCGTTGTTGTTCACATTGCACGCGTTAGAGGACGAGCCCTCGACCACAGACGAAGACCACAAGTTCGTGCGTCATCTTACAGCATTAAACCTTTTCTTCGCTGTTGATAACTTTCGCATTCTTCAGAGCGTTCTTCAGAAGGTTAAGTTCATCAAGCAGCAAACTTGTAATATTCTTGAGATTATCCGGTGTAACCGCTTCAATTATCCGACAAGCCAGTAAAAACTTATTTTCTAATTGATTGCAGTTTATTATTGCCCGCTCTAAATATCGCTTGCGCAAAGCGAGCCGCTCTTCCGTATTCGGGAAGACGGCACTTGAGCCGATGACGTTGTCGGCAAATTCGTTTGCTTTATCAATAATGTCTTGAACGAGAATATAACGATATTTCTTCGAAAAATGTTTCTCGCTCATGCAATACTTTACAATCTCAACTTGCAACTTCTGCGCTGTTGCGATGTATTGTGTTTGCGTTGTTTTGCGCTGCCGTGCATAAACTGGCATTGATAACCTCGAGAATAATTGTTGAAACAATGGAGCGGCATGAAAGCCGCTCCGGTTAAGTGTCAGCTAAACTAAAGTTTAGCTCATGTGAAAGCAGGCGAGCGCCCGAATGATAGTGCTAGAAGTCCCACTGCCGCCCGCATAGCCGTGGCTGTACACATTGCACGCGTTAGAGGACGAGCCCTCGACCACAGACGAAGACCACAAGGACGTGCGGTCAAAGTATATGCGGCCATTTTCGCCAGCTTTTTTGAACACATCAAATTGCTTATACGGACCGCGCGCAGCGTTGTTGTGTGAGCCGTCAGTTCCGGCAGAGAATATCGGGCAGCCATACATTTCGACTTCAGAAGGCGCAAACAATTTTCCGCGTCCAGCCCAAACGTTGCCGTTGTTTTCTGTTAGCAAAGCTGTTCCGCTGTAACGCTTGTCTAAATAAACACGCTGCTCTTGGATGTAGCTTTGCAAGTCTGCCGGTAGTGTCTGCAAATATCCGGCATTTTCTGCATCATATCCGACGTCGCCGCCGTAGTTAGATGCTGCATTATCAACGCCGTTCATTACTGCAAACAATTTACTTGAGCGCCACGGATTTGTTTCGGACTCCGTGCCGTTGTTATTGTTGTTTTCGTTCCATTGGATAGCTTCTGCAATCTTGAAGAAGCAAGTAATATGATTACGAAGAAACGGCTCGCTGTCGCCACATAAACGATAAGGCTCAATATCGGCAATAACGATTTTGCGGTTTTGTGCTTGGACGTTGTTTCCGGCAATCGTCGCAGCAGAACAAGCAACTGTGAAATAATCATGCGGATAAATACCGGTATAATTACGGGCTTGAATGCGTGCGTGCAACCATGCTTGAGTGCTTGAATAGTTACCGGCGGCAATTTCTCCGGCGAACTTAACGGCTAAATCTGTGCCTTGATAAGTTCCGGCGGCAATCTTTGCCGGTATTTGCATATCCTCAACATAAGCGAGTTGCACCCATGTAGAAGTGCCATCGCCTATCTTGACGCGATGTGTGTCTGTTTCGACGCCTTGCTCTCCTTGTAACAAAATCGGGTTGTTTGTTACCCATTGAGCAGCCGTCATTTGACGAAGCTGTATTTTTCTATATTCGGTCATTTTGTTTTCCTTTCAATTAGCCAATTAAAAACAAGTATCGGCAAGCCCGCCGTGGACGGTCTCGTCGTATTCGGTAGTGTCGGCAAGACCGCCGCAAATCGTGTCGCCCCATTCGCTGGTCGTTGCCACGCCGCCGTGAATAATCTTGCCAAGATATTGCAGATAGTGGATAATCGTCTCCACCCATCCGAGAGTTCCGGCAAGCCTGTTGATATTGCCCGCCGCATTAGCAACGTCTTGAAATTCTTGACTATCAAAGCGTTTGCTAAATTCTTCAGTATTTGCCACCACAAGCGCGGTGTCTGCTTCCACCAACGCCGCATCGGCGATAATTTCTTCCGCGTTCTCTGAAACGTTTTTAAGGTCATCGATATTGTCGCAGATTGTCTTCATGTCAGTTTCGAAAACATTATCGAAAACAGTATCAACCACGCCGCCGCAGATTGTCTCTTCAAACTCTTCTGTGTCGTTAAGGCCGCCGCAAATAGTTTCACCAAAGTCAGCCGTATAAGCGACGCCGCCGACAAGGTCTGCGTTGTAGTCGTTTATTGTTTCGGCAACAATGCGGATTGTCCCGAGAGCTTCATTCGTCGCAACTTTTCCGATGTCGTCTGCATGATTAGCAACAGTATTGATATTGCGGATATTTTCTGCGACAGCTTTCACATTGTCGTTTCCGAGAATATTCTCCGCTGCTGTTTCAGCAATTATCGCATTGTTTTCGGCCGTCGTTGCACTTGCTGCCGCGTTTTCTTCAGAAGTAGCCGCCGCGTTTTTATAAGCAAGCGCGTTGCTTTCGCTTGTCCCTGCGTTTTCTGCGCTGTTTGATGCCTGCGTCGCCCAGTATTTAGCCGAGCCTTCCGGACGGCTATCAAGACCGGCAATCGCCCAAAACTTCGCCGAGCCATCGGGACAATGCGTCGCGTTTCCTTTCGCCCAGCTTTCAGCTTCCGCTGCGCTGTTTGCTGCATTTGCTGCGGCCGTCGGCGCGGCTTGAATATCCGAGATATTCGCCGCGGCCGTGTTCACGCTGGAGATATTGTCGGCGACTGTATTGACGCTTGCAATATTGCTTCCGGTCGCGTTGACGTCAGAAATTGAGCCCGCAACAGTATTGATATTTGTCGCGTTATTCTTAACGGCGGTAACATTCCCGCTTATTCCGGCAACGGTTGAAACGTCTCCGGATATACCGGCAACGGTGTTGATATTTGTTTCATTATCAACAACGGCCTTGATGTTACTGTCTTCATCCGCCAAGTCTGCCGCGACCGCATTGACATTGCTTATATTGTTCGCGGTCGTATTAACACTTGAGATGCTTCCGGCAACGGTGTTGACGTTGCTGATTTTGTTTGCGACCTTATCAACATTCGTCAAGTCGGCTGCGACTGTCGGAACGCTCGAAGCCACCGCGGCGACAGCCGTCACGCTGCTGCTTATTCCGGCGACGGTGTTGATGTTCGTCGCATTTGACGCGGCAGTATTGACGCTCGAGATATTATCGGCCACCGTGTCAACATTATCGATTGACGCATAAATACGTTGCACTTGTTTTTTCAAAACATCCGGACTAACGTCTGAAGTGATGTCCACCTTAACGGCACGGTCAAGCTGCTCTTGGAGCTGCTGCGTAAACATCGTCAGTTTATCCATACCGTTTTCAAGCGTTGAAGCTGGAAACTCATCATAATCGCGATAACGGCTGCCTTGTCGCATATCGTATTCGCGGTAAATGATTAAGCTGTAAGAGCTGCTTTTTGCGTCTGCGACCGTAACCGTCCCGCCATATCCGCTTGAATCAAGCGCAACGGAATAATCTGTCCCATAAGTCAGCTCTGTCTCTGTTGTTCCGTCAGAAATGGAAACCTTAATCGCTTGCTTTGCTTCTTCAGACGTCGGGTCTTCAAGCAGCGTCCGGAATGTAAAAGCATACGTTGACGCTCCCATAACCTGCGCGGCGGTCTTGTTACTTTGTGTTTCAACCGTCATTTTGTTTTCCTTTCAAAAAGAAAAGGCAGCTTTTCGGCTGCCTTGTTTGTTAAAGTTAAAGAAGATTATTTCTTCTTGCTTTCTCTTATGGCTTCCATTGCTTCTTGTGCAAGGGTC